AAATATATAGAAATAAAATGTGGAGTTTTTCGTGTGTCAATAGCAGAAGGCCAAGAACATGAAATAATAAACGCATTACAAAAGATTAAGAGCAATATGATTGAAGAGTTAAAGGAATTAGGGGTAGAAGTATGATTACGGATTATGAAAAGGTTGGAGAATATACAATAGATGACGCAAAATTTTTTTTGAAAAATTACAAAAACTTACAAATGGAGTGTAACGACTTCTTGTTAAATGCTTATCAACCAGCAGACAAGAATGAGGTTAGTACTCAAAAGACAGGTAGGGAAAATGAGAGAAACATTATAAAAAAACTAGACAATAAAGTATATCAAGAAAATAGACGTGTATTAAAATGTATAGAGCAATTTCTAAAATCTCTAGATCCCGAGAGTTACAGGATAATTTACGCAAAATACTTTAACCGCATGAAAAATTATGATATAGCCAACAAATATCACATGGATATTTCAACGGTCAAAAGGATTGTCAAGAGATTAATCGACGATTTTTTAAGAATTTTAAATAATTTTTAAAATGATGAGCCCAATGAGCCTTTTTTATGTGTTAAAATGATAGTGTGGGAATTTTAGGTAAGGGAAATTTTTCATTGATATTAAATCTTTTTTTTGAATTTTATTTTTAGATATACAAGCAGTAAGATAGTTAATACCTTACCTAAATTCAAAACATATTTTTTAAAGACAGTCGAGAGATTGTCTTTTTATTTTGTCAAGAAAGGTGTGAACAGTGAATGAACAGTGAAAAAATCAAAATATCAGAACTAACTAGATATGAAAGAAATGCCAAAATCCACACTAAAAAGCAGATTAGACAGATTGCTAATTCAATCGAGGAGTTTGGTTTTAATGATCCGATTGAGATTGATGAAAACAATATGATTTTATCTGGCCATGGTCGTTATGAAGCTGCTAAACTGTTAGGACTTGATGAAGTACCTTTTGTTCGATTATCACACCTTACAGATGAAGAGAAGAGAGGGTATATATTAGCAACAAACTCAACTAACCTAGCGACAGGGTTTGACAATGAGATTTTAAACCTTGAAATGCAAGATATTAATTTAGATATGAGTAATTTTGGTTTAGAGTTTGAACCTATTGAATTAAGCGTTGATAATACTGATAATGAAATTATAGAGGAAGAAGAGAAAGAACATCACAGAGATACGACGATCGAGCAATATAATTTATTTGATTATGATGAAACACGAGTAAGCGGCTTTTATCAAATGCCAACATTAACGGCGGTTAATCATACAGTAAACGACTTACAGGGCTTTAATTATGTGTTAAATAAGCCAGATTATAGCAAGGGTGTGCACTTTTATTTAGATGATTATCAATTTGAGAGAATTTGGCAACGTCCAGAATATTATATTGATAAATTAAAAGAATTTGATTGTGTGTTAACGCCAGATTTTAGCTTATACTTGGATATGCCAATAGCAATGATGATATGGAACGTGTATAGAAGCCGTTTAATTGGTCAAATAATGCAAGACAGTGGGCTTACAGTAATTCCAACAGTAACATGGGCTGATGAAAATAGTTTTAAATTCTGTTTTGATGGCTTACCTAAATTCGCAACGTTGTCTATTTCAACTATAGGAGTTAAAAGAGACAGTAACGCTATGAGGATATGGCAAGCGGGAGTAAAAGAGATGTTGAAAAGACTTCAACCTATGCGATTAATTGTATACGGTGGTAAGATAGATTTTGATTATGGTGATACAGAGGTAATATACGTAGAAAACGCAGTTACTGAACGTATGAAAGAAGGTGAAAGTAATGGGTAGTAGAGGAGCTAGTTCAAGTAGAACTAAAAATAAAAGAGTTAAAAGGGTAATTTCAGTTACTAAAAAGGATATAGTAAAAAAAGAAGCGTTTAGAAGTGTAAGGAAACCAACTAAGAAATTAAAAGAAAAGGGTTTTGATAAGAAAAAAGTGTTATCTAACTTCCAAAATGCTGATTATAGAAAGGCAAATACTCCACGAGGAGCTAAAAGTTTTTTAACAATGTTGCAAAGGCAAAACTTAAATGCAGTATTGGCCCCTAGAGAAGAACACGTAATTGCAAAATGGGCGCATTCAAACGGACATAAAAATCTAGATAAGAAATCTAGAAAAGAGGTTCATAAGATTTTAAGTGAGTATAGCAAACACCATAATCCGCGTTTAGGGCGTGCAATTAACAGTTCTGAATTTAGATGGTACAAATACGATAAATAAAAGGAGTGATTGATTTTGGGGCGTAAAAAAAGTTTAGAGAATTTAAAGCCTTTTAATACTCTTACTCCTGCTGAACGTTCTGAAATCACATCTAAAGGTGGCAAGGCTAGTGGTAAAGCGAGAAAAAGAAAAGCCGACTTAAAGAAGGCAATGGAAACAATACTTGCTTCTGACGTATCTAGTGAAAAATCTAAAGACACACTTGAGAGTTTAGGACTTGAACCAACAAATGAAATGCTATTAGCTATGCAAATGTTTCAACAGGCAGCTAACGGAAATGTGAGAGCTTTTGAGGCAATAACTAAAGTAACAAACGTTAAGGATAAGCATGACATAGCTGAACAAAAAGCAAGAACTAAGCTTATTACTCAACAAGCTAAGGCCGCTGAGGCTGAACTTAAATCAACTAACAGTCAAGAAGATAAGATAGCAGAATTATTTGATATAGTGGATGGTGAGATTAATGAATCTAAATAAGTTATACACACCTAAACAGATTGAAATATTAAAGCGAACAAACACCAGTGATTTTTTTATACTGGGACTTCATGGAGCTAAAAGGACTGGTAAAACAGTAATTAATAACGATATATTCTTACGTGAGTTAAGACGTGTCAGAAAAATAGCCGATAATTTGAAAATCAAAGAACCTATGTATATATTAGCTGGTGTCTCAAGTAAAACCATACAAAATAATATCTTACAGGAGATTTACAATAGATACCAACTTGATATTAAATTTGATAAACATAATTCATTTACTTTATTTGGCGTTAAAGTTGTTCAAGCTTTTACAGGGACTATTGCAGGGCTTGGAGGTATTCGAGGTATGACAGCCTTTGGGGCTTATATAAACGAGGCCTCACTAGCAAATGAAATGGTGTTTAAAGAGATTATTTCCCGTTGTTCTGGAGAAGGTGCAAGGATAGTATTTGATACCAACCCAGATAACCCAGAACATTGGCTTAAGAAAGAATATATCGATAGTAATAGCGAAAATATCATTTCTTATCATTTTAGGTTAGATGATAATACATTCTTAACTGAGCGATATATTAAGAATATCAAAGAGTCAACGCCTTCTGGCATGTTTTATGACCGAGATATAGAAGGTCTCTGGGTAACTGGAGAAGGTGTTGTTTATCAAGATTTTGATAGAAACAAACATTATTTTGATGATTATTCAAACATTAAATTTAAACGTAAGTTTGCTGGAGTGGACTGGGGATATAGTCACTACGGTTCAATAGTTGTCATAGGTGAAAGTTTTGACAAGAAGTTTTATTTAATCGAGGAACACGCTTATCAATTCAAAGAAATAGATGATTGGGTTGAGATAGCGAAGAGCGTAAAAACAAGACACGGTGATATTACCTTTTATTGTGATAGCGCTAGGCCTGAACATGTAGATAGGTTTTATCGTGAACGATTAAATGCTGTTAATGCTAATAAAGAAAGAATAGCAGGAATAGAACAAGTAGCGAGATTATTCAAACAGGATAGTCTTTTTATTATTTCGAAAGTAAAAAGATTTAAAGAAGAAATTTATAATTATGTTTGGGATGATAAAACAGGAGATGCCATTAAAGAATATGACGACGTGTTAGACGCATTAAGATATGCGATTTACAGTTATATGAACAGACCGACAGCTAAAATATTAGATAAAAGTAGACTTGGTTTATAGAAAGGAGATAGAATGCAATTATTAACATATCCAAGATTTGATTATGACGAAAGAAATATCAAAAAAGATTTAGTTATTAAACTAATCAGAGAACATCAGAACCAATTAGCTAGATTTAAAAAACTGAAAAAATACTATTTAGGTGAACATGACATTTTATACAAAATTCGCGAAAATAAACCTAATTTCAAACCCGTTTGTAATCATGCCAAAGATATAGCGGATACCGCAACAGGGTATTTCATGGGTAATACAATTACGTATTCTAATTCACAAGATGCTAATATAGATGATTTATTGGTTGCATTTGACAATGCAGAAGTTGATGAAACAGACCACGATAATGCTCTTGATATGGCAATATACGGAGTGGCTTACGAATACGTGTATGCTAGAGAAAATGAAAATATATTAGATATTAAAAGCCTTGAAGTTGAGAATACGTTTATGGTATATGACGATAGCATAGAACAACATCCACTATTTGCAGTTTATTATTTTAAACGCAAGGAAAATAAAACCGATAGCGAAACTTATCAAGCTGTAATTATGACTAAACAATATATATACTCAATAGTTCTTAATGGTAAAGCTAAAGGGGTTATTTCAGAAGAGCCTGTACCACATAATATGGGGGATATACCCGTTGTTGAATATAAGAATAACAAGTATTCAATAGGTGACTTTGAACAACAAATAGGTCTTATAGATTGTTATAATTCATTGACAGCTAACCGAATTAATGATAAAGAGCAATTCATAGATAGTATATTGGTGTTGTATGGAGCTCGCTTGGGTGATGATGTAAAGGAAACGATAGAAGCGTTAGAAGTATTAGCTAAACATAAATTACTTGAATTACACCCAGACGCAAGAGCAGAATATTTAAGTAAGACGTTAAACGAGAATGAGGTTGAAACACTTAGAAATGCAATTAAGCAAGATATTTACACATTTAGTCACATTCCTAATTTGACAGATGAGAACTTTGCGGGTAATAGTTCGGGCGTGGCAATGGAATTTAAACTATTAGGCTTAGAAATGATAACGAAAATTAAACAACGATATTATATAAAAGGTTTGAAAAAACGTATTAAGCTATTTGCTAATTATTTAGGCCTTACTCAAATAGCAATAGATGCCAATAGCATTATTCCACACTTTAGCCGAAGTCTACCTAAGAATTTACTTGAAATATCTCAAATAGTCAGTAATTTGGATGGTAAGGTAAGTCAAGAAACATTGCTAAGCCAAATACCTTTTGTTGAAGATCCTCGTGAAGAAATTGAGAAAGTAAACGAAGAGAAAAAAGAAAATATTGAAAGTAACCAGCTATTTCTATCAGGTGGGGAACATTTTCATAACACAACAGTAGGTGATGAGGTTGACAAACAAGAAGAGTAGAGAGTATTGGGAGTTACGTAAAGCCGAATTGATGCATGCACAAATAGAACGTGCCGATATAACCTTTAAGGAAACATCTAAAGTATATAATGACTCAAAAAAACACATAGAAAAGAATGTGAAGGGCATATTTAATAAATTTAGTTTAGAATACGGACTTACCAAAAAAGAAGCTGCACAAGTGGTTAATATTATGCGTAGTAAGAAGGCTAGTAATCTGGTACATACTCTAAATTTAATGCCCTTGAGTGAAAGAGTTCAACAAGTATTAAAAGATTTGAATAGCCCAGCTTATGTGTCCAGAATTAATCGACTTCAAAGTTTAATTGATGAAATAGACAATGTTCAAAGGTATATAGCTAAGCATGAAATAACAAAGACTACTGATTTGTATAAAGATGTTGCAAAGCATGGGTATTACAACAATATTCACCAAATGCAAGTTCAAACGGGTATAGGATTTAATTTTAATACGTTAGATGAGGATTTAGTGGAGCGATTAATAAGAATACCTTGGAATGGTAGAAATTATTCGGAACGTATTTGGAATAATACTCAGAAATTATCAGAAACATTAAAAGATGAAGTTCTTCAAGCTGTTTTGACAGGTAAAAAAGAAAAAGATGTAACTGATGAATTAATAAATAGGTTTAATGTAAGTGAATTTGAGTCTAAACGCCTTATTAGAACTGAAACGGCTCATATAAACAACGAGATGGAAGCATTAAGTTATGAAGAAGCTGATATTGAAAAATATCGATTCGTTGCTGTATTAGATACTAGAACATCACATATCTGCCGAGAACATGATTATAAAGTTTATAAAGTATCAGAAAGGCAAGTAGGAGTTAACTATCCTCCACTGCATCCGTTTTGTAGGTCAACAACAATAGCTGTATTTGATGATGAGGACTTAACTGAATTGTCTAGAAGAGCAAGAGATCCAAAGACGGGTAAAATTACAACAATACCCGGTGATATGGATTATGAAGATTGGTATAATCAGTATGTTAAGCCAAAAGAAGTTGTTGTAAATGCTAATGAGAAAGTGTATAATAAGGATATTTCACATAGAGAGGCTTTAAACATGACTAAAATCGACTTAATGGCAAAATCTAAAGAATTTAAAACTAAAAACTCTTTTAATGAAGACATTAGATTTAGCGCTAAAAAAGTAGTAGGTACAGATTATGATATTTGGTTGCAAGATAACACGAAGAAAATACGTGATACATTTAATTTAGTAGAAAATGAATTAAAGGGGTTTGATAATATACCTAGAATAGTCATTTTAAAGGAGCAAAAACTAAAAGGTATAGCTGGATATAACAGGATTGACGATACGATATATATTAGTGATGTGTTACATTCTGAAAAAAATATAAACGAAGTATTATCAAATGGATATTTTGCGTCAAAAAATTTAAAAGATATTCTAACTCATGAATTAGCACATAAAAGACATTGGGACAGCGCAAAAAAACTTTACAACAAAAAGAAAAAACGTTATAATAATGTTGAAGAAGCTAAAAACGATTTAGATTCACAATTAGTGAATTATGTTAAGCAGCAGGAAAATACAGACTTTTTCTATGTAAGAAAAATAAGTAAAAATGCAAATGAAGCATGGCGGATGCGAAATATAAATGAACTAGTAGCAGAAGTTAAAGTTTTAGGTGATAAAGTAGAAGATAAAGAATTATTAAACAAAGTGAAAGGAGTATTGAAATGGAAATAATGGCATTACCAAAAAAAGAAACATTAATATTTTATGATGAAATAGAGCCGTGGATTGTAAACGGAAAAAACACAGATGGAGTGACTTATATTTTTGCAAAAGATACTCCTAAAGAAAAACTTGATTTGTTTAACAAGATAAAAGATAAATTAGGGTATAAAATTAATGATTATTTAATAGCGGATTAAAGCACTTAGTAATTTTACTAGGTGTTTTTATTATTTCGTCCTAGACATGACGTTAAAAGGTCTATTTATTATGCCCAAGCATTAACGGCACAAAACTTTATGGAAATAAATAATAGTCGGGGACGACTTAAAATATAGGAGGTTCTAAGATGGAACAAGAAGTAAATAACGTTGAAACGGTTGAAGAAGAAAAGGTAACTGCAGAACCAACTACGGAACAGCCGGAAAAAGTAGACGATAAAAAATATAGTGATGCCGAAGTTGATGAAATTATCAATAAGAAATATGCTAAATGGAAAAAAGAACAGGAAGCAGAACAAAACGAAGCCAAGAAGTTAAAATCTATGAATGCTGATGAAAAAGCGAAATATAATCAAGATAAACGACAAGCTGAACTTGATAAAAGAGAACAGGAAATATCGAAACGAGAATTAATGGCAGAGGCTAAGAATATATTAAACGAACGTGGTTTACCAATTGAATTAGCTAATGTTATTGATTTGACTGACGCAAATACTGTTAAATCATCAATAGACGGTATCGGGAAACAGTGGGAGCAAGCAGTTCAAAGAGGTATTGCCGACAAATTAAAAGGCTCTCAACCTCTAACTAAGGCTTCACAAGCAGAGGAAACTATTAGTCAAAAAGAATTTCACAAAATGTCAATACCTGAACGTGTAGAGTTAAAAACGACTAATCCAGAATTATACAATCAATTAACAAAGAAAAGAGGATAAATAAATGGCAACAGGACAAACAAAATTAACACAATTATTAGACCCAGAAGTATTATCAGATATGCTTAATGAAAGAGTAGGAAAATCAATCAAATTCATTCCGTTAGCAGATATAGATACTAGTTTAGAAGGAATTCCAGGTGATGAATTAACAGTACCACAATGGAATTACGTAGGGGATGCAGAGGAAGTAGCAGAAGGGGCAACAATCCCAACTGAACAATTGGGACATGTAACTACTAAAATGAAAGTCAAAAAAGCAGCAAAAGGTATTGAATTAACTGATGAAGCTGTATTGAGTGGCTACGGAGATCCAGTAGGAACAGCAATGAGACAATTAGCGAAGTCAATCGACCAAAAAGTTGATAATGATGTATTAACTGCAGCAAAAACTGCTACTCAATCTTATACAACTAAAAAAGGTTTCAAAGTGGAAGACCTATCTAATGCACAAGATGTTTTCGATACAGATTCTGACAATGATGTTTATGTATTATTATGCCACCCTAATTCTGCAAGTGCATTAAGATTAGATGCTGGTAAGAACTTCTTACAAGGGTCAGAAATCGGGGCAGAAGGAATTGTCAAAGGCGCATATGGTGCGATTTTAAATACTCAAATAGTAAAATCAAATAAACTAAATAAAAATGAAGCTATTTTAGTTCAAACTAATCCAGATGAGGAAGATGGAACTAAAGCGTTCAAGATTTTATTAAAACGTGAAACATTTTTAGAATCAGAACGTATGGCTTCTAAAAAAACAACAGGTTTCTATGCCGACAAACATTACGGAGTATTTCTTCAAAATGCTAAGAAAGTAGTTAAAATTACGGTAACTGCGGAAGCGTAGGAGGTAAATAATGAAATTTAGAGTTTTAAACCCGATATTTGATACTAAAACGGAAAATAGTTATCAAGTAGGGGATATATACGAGGCTGGTGATAAACGAATTGCGGAAATCAAAGGGAATTTGGAATCACAAGGTGGATTTAGTTTATACCTCGAGGAAATTGAAAATGTTGAGGATCTTAAGACTCTGACTGAATCTGGAAAAGAAGTAAAAGAGTAGTAGGAGGTATCCTATGATTGAAGAGTTTAAACAATTAAGCGGAGAGAGTGATGAAAAAATCCTCTCTCTTTTGTGGTTGAGGGCAAAGAATATCGTTTTAGCTGAAACTAATAGAACAATTTTAATTCCTGGACTGGAAAGTGTAACGCTAGAGATAGCACTTGAATTATATAATAGGTCAGGAGTTGAAGGGGAAAGTTCAAGAAGCGAAGGTGGTATCTCAACTTCTTACAGGGACGATTATTCACCTCACATAAAAAACACTTTATCAACTTATAGATTAGCGAGGTGTAGTGGTGGTACGTTTGAAAAGAAATAGATTAAAACCTTATAAGATTTTTAAATACGTTGTCAAGACTAATAATGAAGGTGTGCGATTTAAAGGATATGAAGATAATCCGAATATAATCAATGCTGAAATTTACCCAGCTTCTGGACGTGTTCAAGCTCAAATTTATGGTGAAAAGCTAAGTTATATACTGAATATGCTTGTAGAAAGGTCTGCCGAGATAAAAGAGCGTGACAGTATCTGTATAGACAGTGACGTACCCAATTACGAAGTAGTATCTATAAAAAATTACACGTTTCATAAATTTGTGGAGTTACAAAAGCTATGACTGAACAAATAATGAATTTGAGTAAGTTAGTTAATAAAATCTACAGGCTAAAAGGTAGAGAAGGAGAGCAAATTATAAAAGCTGGGGTCAGTAGAGGCGCTAAACTGGTTCAACGTGAAGCTAAGTTATTAGTTGCAACAAATTCTGGTAGGACTAGAAACAGCATAAGGACAAAAGTTGATGGATTGAAAGGTATAGTTTATACCAATGAACCTGCAGCAGCCTTCTTAGAGTTTGGGACTGGTAGAATAGGTGCTAATAATCATAATGGAATAAGTCCTAATGTTAATCCTACTTATCGTGCAACGCCGTGGTGGTTTCACCAAGATATGGTTGATGAAGGATACTTGTCCGCATACCATTTTCATACAATAGAAACTCCTGTAGGTAAGTTTTATAGAAGTGAAGGGCAACCAGCGCAACCTTTTATGTATCCAGCTTTGAAAAATAACGAAAAGAAAGTAAAAGAAGTTATGGCTAAGTATTTAAGTAAAAAATTAAAGGAGTTTAGTAGATGATTAATGTTAAACCTTTGATTTACTCTAAGCTGTCAGAAATTTCAAATAATGTAACTGATACGTACCCTGCTGATTGGGAAAACTTCCCTGTTATTATTTACCTTGAGGAGGAAAATAAGCCTCATGAATGGTTAAATAACGGTGTAGAAGAGACAACGTATTTGAGGTATAAAGTTGATATTTTTGATAAAGAGAGTACATCAGAAACAGCTTTAAAAGTTGATAAAGTATTTAGTTCTTTAGGGTTGAAAAGAACTATGGCACAAGACATGCCAGACCCAAGCAATTTAAGACATAAAATAATGAGATTTGAGGGGATTTATGACCCCGATAGTGAAATAGTATATCAATATAGAATGGAGGACTAAATATGTTAGCAAATGGAATTAAATTAGAATACGGTGAAAGCTCAGCATCATATACTGAACTTTCAGGATTAAAAGAAGTGCCTGAATTAGGGGTAGAACCTGAAAAAGTAGAAAATACTACCTTAGCGGATAAGGTAAAACAATATGAACTAGGAATTGGTGACGCCGGAGAATTAGAATACAAATTCAAGTATGAAAATAAAGCAGCAACATCAGCATTCAGAGTACTAAGAAAAGCAATGGACGATAAAAAAGTACTTTATTTCAAACAAACTTACCCTGATAAAACAACTGTAGAATTCCAAGGACAAGTTGCAGTGAAATTAGGTGGAGGTGGTGTGAATGGCGTTATTGAGTTCACATTGAAAATCGCACTACAATCAGATTTAAAATTTACTGATGGCTCAACATCAATTTAATAATAGGAGGAGTATTAAATGAGAAAACCATTCATATCTTGGCACGTAGGAGATACAGAGTACAAGCTGAAACTTACTACAGCTACAGTATGTAAGTTAGAGGAAAATTTAGGTGTAAATATTATTAAAATTTTTAAATTTAATGATGATATGCCTATTCCACCTTTAAAAACTATGTTATTTATAATCCACGGTGCTATTCAAAAATATCATCATGGATTAAAGTTTGAGGATGTACAAAATATATTTGATGATTATTTAGATTGTGGTAAGGACCAAACATCATTATTAACAGAAGTGTTAATACCGTTAATGCAGGATTCGGGTTTTATACCGACCGAGGAGACGGCGAAGAAGGCCAAGAAAAAAGAAAAAACAACTCTGTCAGTAGCAAAAGAATAGAGAGTGGGGCAGAATATATAGAGGAGTTATATTTTATAGCTTTAGATGTGGATATAACTCCTCATTTCTTTTGGGAACATTCACCGCAAGAAATTCTAGATATTATAAACAGCAAGAATAAAGTTCTTGAATTTAACAGAAAAAATGATTATATACGTGATTATTATTTAGCAAACACAATTGTAGGTTTTCTCGGGCCACTCCTGAGTAAGGATGTTAAACCTCCTGAATTATGGAATTGTGCTCCTGAGTATATTTTTGAAAAAGAAAAAGCACAAATAGAAGAGTTGCGAAAAGAACAAGAGTTAGCTTTGCATAAAGAGAGAATGAGAGAATTTGTTATGAGATTTAACGAAATTAGAAATTCAAAAAAACTTTAAAATGTAGTATAATAAACTTGTGACGGAGGTTTTATACTATGAAAAATAATCAAACAAATTTATCTTGCCCAAAATGTCAATCTAATAATTTACAATTCCAACTAGTCAATATTCAGGATATTGTCCCAAGAAGACGTAGTTTTATTTGGTGGATATTAGTAGGTTGGTGGTGGGTAACTATAAAATGGATATTCCTGTACTTTTTAATGGGATTGTTCATAATACCACTTAAAATGCTACTGCCCAAAAACAGGAGGATATCGAATGATGTAAAAAATTATAAAATTTGCAAAGATTGTGGATACCACTGGAAATAATAACGTATAGGTCAATCAGTAAAACTGGTTGGCTTTTTATTTTGGCAAAAAGGAGGTAAGAGATGGCTACATTAGAAGAATTAAAGGTTGTTATTAATGCGGAATTAGCACCTTTTCAACGAAAAATGAAACAGTTAGAAGGATCTATGAATCAAGCTACTAGAGGAGTTAAGGAGAATGTAAACAGCATAAAAAATGCTTTTTCAGGATTAGCAAAATTAGCAGTAGTAGGATTGCTATTTCAACAACTGTATCGCCTTGGAAAGTATTCTGTTCAAACAGCCTTGGAAGTACAAGCTTCTATTAATCAAATCAGTAGAATAATGGGCGAGAGCACTCAATCATTCTTAAAATGGGCAGAAAATAATGCCTTAGCATTTAATATGAGTAAAGGCGAGGCTATAAAATACGGAGCGACATATGGTAATATCTTAGCTGGATTTATTCAAAACCAGGAAAAGTTAGCCGCATATACTACTAAATTACTTGAAACATCTTCAATTATCGCACAAGGGACTGGGCGTACCATGACTGATGTTATGGAACGTATCCGAAGTGGGTTACTTGGGAATACAGAGGCCATTGAGGATTTAGGGGTAATGGTTAACGTTAGTATGATTGAAAGCACTGAGGCATTCAAGAAATTTGCTAATGGTCAGAGTTGGCAACAGTTAGATTTCCAAACACAACAACAAATCAGATTAATGGCAATCTTAGAACAAGCGACTAAACGATATGGAGAGACTTTAGAAGATACGGTTAATACAAGAATATCAACATTTAAAGCTTTGATGAAAGATACGGCTTTAAATATAGGTAATGCCTTTTTACCAATTATTAATGCTGTAATGCCTATATTAAATGCTTTTGCTAGCGCCTTACGTTGGGCAACAGCTAAATTAGCTGAGTTTGTGCAGTTATTATTTGATAAGAAAGTAAGTAGCAATGACGGGGTAGCAGGAGCTGTAGGAAATGTAACTAAAGGTTTGCAAGGTGCAGGAGGCGCTGCGGGAGATTTATCCGATAACTTAGATGATGCCAGTGGCGGTGCTGATAACTTAGCCGACAATGTAGGTAATGCTGGGAAAGCTGCTAAAAAAGCGGTCAAAGAATTACGTGGACTTATGGGGTTTGATGAAATTAACCTGTTAAATAAGAAAGCAGACGATTCAGATTCAGATGTTGGTTCTGGAGGCAAAGGTAAAGGTGGTAAAGGTAAAGGCAAAGGTGGGAAAGATATCTTACCTGACATTGATATAACTGATAGAGGGACTCAATATAATACTATGTTTGATGGACTTCTTGAGAAGTTAAAACCTTTAAAAGACTTCCTGGCACATTTAGCTGATTTATTTAAATTGGGTTGGAAGTTGACATTCCGAGAAGAAGGACTTGACCGTATAAAAGAAGCCTTAAAAGGTATTAAAGAATCATTTGAAATTATATTTAGTGATGGATTAGTTGCAAGAACAGCTGGTATATTTTTAGAAAAGTTAGCATTTGCGTTAGGTCAAATGGCTGGTGCAATTGCTAATGTAGCATTAGGAATAGGTGTTTTAATTTTTGAAAGTATAGATAAATCTCTGAAAGAAACTAGACTTGATATAAAAAGTTGGCTTATGCGAAGTTTCTTAGAGATGGGAGATATAGTAGGCAGTCTAGGAAATATTGCAGCTAAGTTATCTGATATTTTCTACGATACCATTACAAGCAAACCTTCTACAGATATTGGAGCTAATATCATTTCTACATTAACCTATGCTTTTATGGGTATAGAGGATATATGGTTAAAATTAGTAAGAGATATATTTGGAGGAATAGAGCAAGTAATTGGTGATAACAAAGATAAGTTCACTCAAGTATTTACTGGCATATTAGATGCCATTAGTCCAGTGATAGAGACTCTGAAAGATTTTGTAAAAGATGGATTTTCTATATTTAATAAAGTGTATGATGAACACATTAAACCGTTTATTGATTCTTTTAATGGTGGAATTTCTAAGATAACTAGTATCTTTTTAGAGATGTGGAATAACCACGTTAACCCCACGTTGAAAACTTTAGGGGAAAAGTTCAAGAGTACGTATCAAAACTTTATCAAGCCTACGTTAGTAAGTATTGGTAACCTTATAGGTACGGTTATTGATGTTTTAAAAGCTGTGCTTGAAAAATATATTGTTCCGGTAATCTCATTTTTAGCTAAAAATGTGTTGCCAGTAGTTATGCCCATTATTGAACAAATAGGAAGATCTATAATGGCTTTATTTAGTGTAGTATCATCAATTTTTAAACTGATAATAGATGTAATTACCGGGTTTATAAAAATTGTATTGGGTATTTTCACAGGTGATTGGTCTAAAATCTGGGAAGGTGTAAAGGATATATTCAAAGGTGCTTGGGACTTTATTAAAGGTATTTTTTCAGCGGTAGGTGAAGAAATAGGGGCACTTATTCAAACCGGCTTTGAATTTGTTAAGAATATCATAGTAGGTATATGGGATGGAATAGTCTTATACTTTGAAATTGCCTACAACAATATCATAGGTGTTTGGCAGTTAATAGTTAGCTTTTTCCAAGGACTTTGGGACGGAATAGTTTCTATATTTTCTACTGTAGGCCAGTGGTTCAGCGACAGATTTAAAGAAGCTTGGGATTTCATAGTAGGTATATTTCAAGGAATTGGCAAATGGTTTTCTGACAGGTGGACAGATGTTAAAAATATTCTTTCTCCAGTAGCTAACTGGTACAAAGAGCAGTGGCAAAAAGCGTGGGATAACATAGTTGATATATTCAAAGGCATAGGTCGTTGGTTTACCGAGCGTTGGAATGATGTTAAGACCGCATTGAGCAGAGTTGCAGAGTGGTTTGGCACTACGTTTAGTCAAGCATATGATGCAGTGAAAAGAGCATTTAGTTCAATAGGAACGTTCTTCTCTGTTGTTTGGAGCACTGTTAAAGGTATTTTTGTAAGAGCTGGACAAATGGTAGGGAGCGCTGTAGGAGGCGCTTTTAGAGGTGCAGTCAATGCTGTTTTAGGGACTATTGAAAATATAGTAAATGGATTTATTAACATGATTAACGGTGTTATAGGTTTAATAAACGAACTTCCTGGTGTAAGTTTAGGTACTATCGGATATATCAGTTTACCTAGATTAGCAAGAGGGGGTATTGTTGACAGTCCAACTATCGCTATGATTGGTGAAGCTGGTAAAGAAGCGGTTGTTCCATTAGAAAACACTGGATTCTTACAGACTATGGGACGTGTAGTAAGTAGCGCAGTTGCTGAGGTTATCGGGAATGGTCAACAAGCAAGTAGTTTACCTAATGGAGATATTGTAATCCAGTTAGGTGGTACTGAATACGCTAGATTTACAATTGATGAAATTAATAAAGAACAAGAACGCGTTGGGCAAACGCTTATAAAAATTTAGGAGGAGCAATAAATGGCAAAATTAATAATTAATGGAGTAACTGTTGTTGCTCCTAAATCATTTCAAGTGGGAATCCAAGATATTGACGGAGAAACTGGACGTGATGCAAATGGTAATATGATTAGAGATAGGGTTACAACAAAACGAAAATTAGAATGTGAGTGGGGGATATTAACACAAGATGAAATTAGAGCCCTACTTAGCGCTGTAACAAGTGAATTCTTTTCAATTACTTATCCCGACCCTATGGAAGGAATGGTAAATAGAACCTTTTATGTAGGGGATAGGACTTCTCCAGCATATAGCTTTAATGAAAAATTAAAGCCCTGGAGTGGATTAAAAATGAATTTTATAGAAAGGTAGACGTGTATGTACAATATTAATCAGATTTATCAAAAAGCTATTAACGCCCCTTCAAGACGTGTAAGAGGGAGAGTGACAATCAAAAATAAAGTTTTGTCAGATGGTGTAAGCTCAATAGATTATATAAGCTCGATTACTGGAAATGAAATGTCAATTGGTTCTACTAATGCTTCTACAGTTGATATAAAATTCAAAACTTTAATAGAGGGACTTCAAGAAAGAGAATTAATCAAGGTTTCTTTCACAATCGAAACTGAATCTGGTTTAGTAGAACGTCAAATAGGCGAATTCTATTTAACCGAAATAAAACTGGATAGGAACAATAAAACTACAGCAGTTAAAGCTGTTGATAAAATGGCTTTCTTAAATGATCAATTTAAATCTACTATATCTTACCCCGCTTTGGGAAAAAATATAGTCCAAGAAATTGTTAATGATTGTAATTTAAGAGTTAACAACAATCTGAATATTTCAAATTTACCTAGTTTTGATAAAAAATTAGAAAAAGTTTCTTATCGAGAAATGTTGGGGTATTTGGCACAAACTGTGGGGGCTTTTGTAGTATTTAACAGTAGAGGAGAACTTGAATTTAGAAAGCTTACCAGAACAGAAAAAAGAATTTCTAAAAGTGCTTATCTATTAAAAGGATTAGAGGTGGATGAGGTAGAATTTAGAATTAACGGTATTTCTGTTGATTTATTAAAAGATAAAGAGAAAAAAATATTGGCTATAGGAAGTCCTTTGGGTACACAGATTAACTTATCTAATCCGTTAATGACTCAGGGAATGTTAAATTCTATCTATTCAGAATATAAGAATCTAAGGTTTAATCCATTTAAATTAAATTGGCGTGGAGATCCATTTGTTGAAGTTGGAGATTGGGTTTCTATTGAGGTGTCAAATGGAACTTATAAAGCGTTCCCTATCCTATCGTTAAAAATTTCTTTTTCAGGTGGTCTGAAATCGACTATTAGTGCCAATGTAAAAGGTACAGCTAGCTTAACCACTGAGTATAAAGGAACTGTTCAACGTCAAATAGAATTTATTAATGCGAGATTGGGGGCAACCGGTAATTTAGTTTATGCAGATACTACTGAACCCAAAAATCCAAGCGAAGGGGACGTTTGGTTTAAGCCGAATGGAGCTTTTACGGACTTATACATTTTTGAAAAAGGAAAATGGGTTCTTAAAACTTCAACGGGAGATATTGAAGGTGTGGTTACTCAGATAACAAAATCAGAGATACTTACCAAGAATTTTGCAGCGGCAATTGCTAAAATTATAGAATTAGATGCTAACAGAATAACAACGGGAGAGTTGAGTTTTGAAAGATTAAGTTCAAAAGCTGTTAACTCTATTCGAGAAGGTCTAGTTACAGAAGAAAAATTAAATGATTTTGTTGTTAATAATGAGGGATTACATCAAACTTTGGCTTCGGAGGTGAAAAAGGAATTTGAATCTAAGAAAAGCGAACTCAAAGGAAAAGACGGAAAAGTACCCGCGTTTAACCAGTTGATTAGGTCGCATTTCCCTTCATTAGATTCAGTCTTATCTATCAACAATACGCCACTTAAACTCAACTTAAACGATTATAACGAACATAATTCTATTGAAGTTAATGATAAAAGCACAGATGGTGATTTAAAAGGTTTTGCCGTCCCTACTAGTATGCGAGAAACTGTTGCGGGTAAACAAATATTAATGAGAATACCGGTCTATGTATTTCCCGATTCCACACACACGAGTATTAGATTAGCGTTATTTCCTCTAGCATATGATGCAGGATTTGATTTAGGTAGTGTGGAAAAAGGTAAGTGGGTTATTAAGGAATTTAAATTTCCATTTACAAAAAGTGAAGCTTGGCCGTTTAAATCGTTTATTTTTGGAACATTCAAAGGACATTTCAAAATAGCCGAACCTTATATCGCTATTGACGATGCACTGACAGATAAGTGGCTTCCCGCTATTGAAGATATGCAGGCAAATAACCTTACCGCTTCGGCAAGAATTGAAGGAAGCTATTTAAATAGTGAATTGTCAAATTGTGTAATATATCTTGATATATTCAATAACGGTAATTTAATACGTGAATCTTCTGAGAATAAGTTGAAGATTGAAATTAAGAGATTAATTGCTAGTGGATATAAACCAAGCGGTGTAGTAACACTTGGTACTAACGGCCGAGTAATGAATATTGATATTCCTAACGGCAAGAAGGACGGTAAGCCTATTGAAGTTATATTTGAGGTATCTTATGGTGGAAATAGAGTAGTAGCCTCTGCGAGATTAGAGAATACTGTTGATATAGAGCTGATAAATACGTCTTTAAAAAAAATTAAGACTTTTGAAAGTACTTTAGAAACCTTTAAAAGCAAGATAGGCGAGGTCGATACTAAGAAATTCAAGATGGCTTACAATATCGAGAACATTTGTTCTGAAAGCGGGATTGAGAAGAAAGGGAACGACCTTTATTTCAATATTAAAACACTGCTTAAAGCCAATAAAGAATACTACATTTTATCTGACTTGGATGATGTTCCTGCGAACCAAATAACTAGGATTTACAATGCTTTGAATGGCGGGGATAATAAGGTTATTTCAAATGGGTTGAATGTATGGCGCGTTAAATATTCATCAGACCAGCCAAACATCAATATATACCCTTTAGGGTCTAACACAAGGGTTAAAAATGTTGAAATATATGAAGTTCCAGAAGTTGAGTCTATTGGCGAAAATATATATAAATCGCACAAAATGGTTAAAGTTGGAAATGACAACTTTATTGCAATAACCCCAACAGAAAGTTTGTTAGGTAATAAAATCTATCGAGTTGAATTTAAAGTACAAGCTGGGTATGCGAGTGGTCAGGTTTGGAAAATGCAATATACTACTGATGTTAACAAGGAAGCTGTTAAGAGGTTAGAAAATGGGGTTAACACTTGGATTTTTAGGAGTTTTAATAATCAAGACGAAATTCATTTCCAAATACCAAACGACGTTACAGTAGTAGATGTTAAATTATTTAAATTAAATTATTTATGAGGTTATAAATCTGAATTTAATATAAGTACGGTTTTTTCTGAAATAGAACAAACTAAAAATCAACTTAGGTCTGCGGTAACAGAGAATAATTTCGGGACAGTTCTAACTCAAAATGCTAAAAGTTTGAGATTAGCTTGGAATAATTTATCTAAATATTTCCAATTTGAAGACGAGAGTTTAGTTTTATATGAAGGATTGAATAATTCTAGCAAAAAGAGAGTGAAATTGGATTATACCGGGATAAACTTCTATTCAAAAAATGGAGAGTTTTCAGGAGCTGTGCGAGGATATTATAAACCCGTATCCGCGTCATGGCTGAATAGTGATAAATACTGTGCAGGAATGAACTTTATTATCGAAAATAACGGTCGTATAGGATGGTTTGAAGAAACTCAGGAGTGGGGAACTACTTGGGAGGCGCCATTATTGGCTTATAATTATTCGGACGGGAAGAATGATAATAAATATTCTAATCAACTAGTCGCTTTTAAAGACTTTATCATGGAAAATCAATTGACTGTTAAAGGGAAATTAAGAGTAAGAGGTGTAGTAGGAGATGCTGGAGGTTCTGGAAATGAAAGAGCGATATTTGAGGGACGAGACGTTAATATTGAGGTCGAAGGACTTCATTTAAAATTTAGAAATGGAATCTTAGTAGATAGTTAGAGGAGATGATAGAAATGAAATCAATGCCGATAGAAGCAAAGATTGCAAATGTAAAGAGTGATTTAATTAAATATGTAGAAGTATCAGCAAGAGATTATAAACTGCCTCCGTTCATTATGGTTGGCATAATCGCTGATATTTTGAGCGATTGGAAAAGTAGAGAGTTAGTTCAAGTGAGCGACAGTTTTAATGACGCAATTAAGACTATCAACGAACAAATCTCAAAAGGAGAAAAAGAAGATGTACAAGATCAATTGTAAGGACAGAATATTTAACGATAGCGGCACAGTAACTGGTTTAAGAGTACAAATTCAAGATGGCCAGACAACTATTACTCGTATATTAAGTGGAAATCATGATTATAGGACAGATGAGGATTTAATCACGTTAGTCCTTGAGCGATTCTACCAAGAGACTTATCCTAACCGCGCAGAGAATGAGAGGTTTGCCAAGTTTGATGAGAAATTAAAGCTTATGGACAAAAAGTTAGAGGAAATGGACAAGGTTAAAAAAGAACTTGATGTAACTCAAGGTTCGGTAATGGAGCTTATCACTCAACTGGGTGATAAATTGGCTAAAGGAGATGAACAGCATGAACAAGCTGAGAAAACTCAAGAAGACGGCAAAGGAGGTGAAAATAATGATGGCAATGTTATTCGCAATTAATATAGCTAAAGGCAAAAGAACATTCGCAGATGTTCCTAAATTCTTGAAAGAGAAAGTAAGAGAATGTCTAATCGATATGGACTTAGAGCACTTAGCGCAAGAGTAGTATCAAGGGGGCTTAATCGCTCCCTTTTAAAATTTAAAGAAGGTGAGGACAATGATTGTGTTTGAAATAAGCCATTTCATTTCAATAGTTGCAATTGGTCTTACTGCTCTAATTGCGTTGTGGAATATTCACATTAAAAGTAATGATCAGGCAGGCAAATTAAAAGAAATGGAAATCAGGATAAAGAACAACGAGGATAAAATAAAAGAATCCAAGATTAGAATAAATAAGTTGGAAGAACGTGATGATTTAGTAGTTGAAGTAAGAACGGAGCTAAAGCACGTGTCAAAGCGACTTGATGAAATAACTAAGAAATTAGGAGGAGATAAATAATGATAAACTGGAATGTAAGATTAAGAAATAAACGATTTGTATTGGGGCTTGTGAGTGCATTAATTTTAGTTGTACAAGCGGTAGCGAAAGTATTCGGATTGCATTTAAATTTGGATAATTTCAGCAATAATATTGTTGATGTAATTAATTCAGTATTTGCAGTCTTAGTGATTTTAAACGTAGTTAGCGACCCTACTACAGCAGGATTTGGGGACAGCGAACAAGCGTTGACTTACGACAAACCAAAGGAGGATAAATAATATGGTTAGAACAAAAGATATAGTAATTGAAGTATGTAGATTAGCAGATTTAGGTATTGGAGTAGACCAAGATGGTGTATACGGAATGCAATGTGTAGACGAGCCAAATTATTTAAGCGTTAAATATTTTGGAAAACAACTTCGAGGTAACGCTATTGATTTATTAAATAGTGCGGCTAGTTTAGGTTATAAAGTTGAATACAACGAAGTTGGGAACATGGATAGCAAACCGAGAGCTGGTGCTGTATTTGTGATGGACACTACATATTTATATGGGCATCCTTACGGACATACAGGGGTTGTAATTGAAGACTCTGACGGATATACAATGAAAACAGTAGAGCAAAATGTTGATGGTAATGCAGATGCTTTATATGTTGGTGCTCCCGCTCGTTACCGCACTCGTAACTTTGATGGAGTTATTGGATGGTTTTATTTCCCTGTTGACGATACACCTGCCGACAACAATGCTAATAGTGGTTTACAAACTCTTGATAAACCTAGAGTGTTTACAGTTACAGTTGATGCTCTAAATGTAAGGTTAGAGCCTTCATTAGATGCGGAAGTAGTAGCAACTTATGAAGCTGGAGAAGAGTTTAACTATACTGAATATTGTTACGCTAACGGATATGAATGGTTATCATACATTTCTCATAGCGGAGCAAGACGTTATGTAGCGAGTATGGAACTAGAAACAGGTACTGAATATGGTACATGGAGATACCTAGATTAGTTTTAAAAAGTAAAAATTATAAATAAAGACGTTATTACACCCCCTTTAATTAGGGGGTGTTTTTTTGTTGACAAATACAAAGAATGATTGTAAAATAAATAATACCTAAATACCATTCCCCCTTAACTTCGGTTAGGGGGATTTTTTATTGACAAAACTTAAAAATAATAGTATTATTTAATCATAGATAAATACGGTATTTTATTATTTGAGAGAATGTTTATTTTGAATCTAACTCATTCGAGTTCAAATAAAGATTTATCTATATTGCCTTTTGGCTGGATCGGTGTCGATCCATTTTTTTGTATATAATTGCATATTAACTTGTAGAAATCAAAATTACATTATCAAAAATCTCTATTTGAGGTTTGAGAGAAGTGTAAATTTTGAATTCTACTAAACTATTTTGATTTCTTTGACACAGTAATAGCTGTTTGAGAGAAGTGTAAATTTTGAATTCTACTAAACGAAGAAGTTGAAAAAAAAGCCAACGTATTAGTTTGAGAGAAGTGTAAATTTTGAATTCTACTAAACGAAGTAGGTGATATTATAACGTTTAAGTTAGTTTGAGAGAAGTGTAAATTTTGAATTCTACTAAACACCAAAAGAGGTTAACGTTGAGCAGTTTGGGTTTGAGAGAAGTGTAAATTTTGAATTCTACTAAACTAATCCTACTTATTGCTTGTTCTGTTTTGCGTTTGAGAGAAGTGTAAATTTTGAATTCTACTAAACGATTTGGAGAACTTATTGCTCTAACATTTGTTTGAGAGAAGTGTAAATTTTGAATTCTACTAAACTCACCATTTACATTATCATAACCTTGTTTTGTTTGAGAGAAGTGTAAATTTTGAATTCTACTAAACTCCTTCGTATCCTTCGTTGCTTTCTGTTTGTTTGAGAGAAGTGTAAATTTTGAATTCTACTAAACCTGGTCTCTAAACGCTTTAGTCAGTCTGTTGTTTGAGAGAAGTGTAAATTTTGAATTCTACTAAACAAGTTTAGATATAGTATTACCGGTCGATGAGTTTGAGAGAAGTGTAAATTTTGAATTCTACTAAACCGTTTTCTTGTTGTAATTGTATTCCTTTTTGTTTGAGAGAAGTGTAAATTTTGAATTCTAATAAACACTGAAAAAAACTTACCTGGGACAGTATACGTTTGAGAGAAGTGTAAATTTTGAATTCTACTAAACTAAATAAGGTGCTTTGCATCTAACTAACGGTTTGAGAGAAGTGTAAATTTTGAATTCTACTAAACTTTATTATATAAATTTGTACATCCTTGACCGTTTGAGAGAAGTGTAAATTTTGAATTCTACTAAACTCTTTTCTCCATCATTCGGATAACTTATCTGTTTGAGAGAAGTGTAAATTTTGAATTCTACTAAACCCATCTCGCCAAAATTGATAACCTCGGTCGTTTGAGAGAAGTGTAAATTTTGAATTCTACTAAACGTTGAAATGGGAATGAGATTAGCTGGGGCTGTTTGAGAGAAGTGTAAATTTTGAATTCTACTAAACCCATCTCGCCAAAATTG